TTAAATCGCAATTAAATCTTTCCAAGTAGCAGATCCGCAAATACCATCCACTTCCAGAACTTCTTTTCTGGATTCCTGATAAGCTTTCAGAGCGTAAATCGTGTTTGCATCTGCTGTCCATGTAAGTTTCAGGGCTTTGCCGTTTTTGCCTTTAAAGCCTCTGGCTCTTAAGATTTCCTGTAAGAGAAGCACAGATGTATTTTTGTCTCCTGCTTTTACTGTCTCTGGATTAAACATGTAGCTGCCTCCTTCTGGGTTTGTTGTCTTGTCTGTTTCATCTTTATCTGCAGATAAAACAATTGAATAGTCCGGTGTACAAAATTTTGTCCCCGGAAGATTACTGTTGTAATAGCTCTTCTGGCAGACCCCGCCACCATTTGCCACGATACCGGATGCTCCGGAAGTATTTCCCTCAATCGTCCAGAACCTGTCTCCGGTTACTTTTGTTACAAAGCCGGTGTGGGTAAAGGTACCTCCGTATTTAAAGATAACAATATCTCCAACTTTTGGATTGGCATTCTTTACAAATAAGACGCCTAAGGTTGGGCAGTATACATACGGCCAGTGTTTTAAGAGTTTCTTTGCATTATCCAGACCAAAAGCTTTCATGAAACACCAGGAGATAAACGCTGCGCACCAGGGCTGCCCCTGATAGGATGGTTTTATATCTCTCCAATATTTTGTATAGTTTGCTGATCCGGCATTTCCAGTTTTGCTGTCAAGCTGGCTGTTATTTTTCTTTTCCAGGTACCCGATCTCTTCTTCTGCAATTCCCAGAACTACGTTGATAGCTTCACTCTTTGTCATGACTGTGTTTTCCTTTTCTATATCTTTTGCTTCGTTATAATCTTTGTAAAATATATTTCTATCTACAGTTCCGCTGATGCCTGGTATCTTCGCTTTGCTGGAATACTGCCAGCCCACACCAAAGTCCGGCCGGAGTCGTTCCTGTAAGGTGCCGTTATCTGATGCCGGATAACGTGCGATCCAGAAATCATATTTTTTCAGATGGCTACAAATTACATTCAGGTACCAATCCACATTGCAATAAATACCAAATTTATATCCCGCTGCCGTGATAATCTTTTCGAATGCTTCTGCCAATTTATGGATCTGTTCAGCTCCAAGGCTTCTCTGATTATTCCATTCCAGATCCAGCCAGACCGGATACTGCAGTTTTCGCCCGTTCAAAACTTCCACTACTTTTCTGGCTTCGCTCTGTATCTCCGCAACTGTCATGGCATAAGAATACTTATATGCCCCAACCGGGATATTGTATTTCCGGCATTCAGAGAAGTTCTGCTCAAAGTAGCTATCTATCACGTTTCCCGCTTCTGTAATCCGCAGGATTGCGAACCCCATGCTGTAATCAGCAACTGTTTTCCAGTCAATTTTCCCTTGCCAGGCAGATACATCAATTCCTCTTATTTCCATGTCCGTCTCCTTTCATAGAGAGAAAAGGGATGGTTTCTCATCCCTTATTCGTCTTTATTTGCCTGTTTTACAATCTGGTTCACGTATGTAGAAAGACCGGCAATCAGTATTCCCTGTGTAATCGCTGTAAAAATTGCCATTGCAATATCCTGTCCGGTACCGCAGGTGCAGGTGGCAAACACATAGATCGCGCAGATTGCAATGCTGATTCCGCCAAGGATAAGCGGGATGTACTTATCCTTTACTGCCTGTGCCTGTTTGAGTGCCATTCCTACGAAATATAAGGCAATAGCTACTACGATGAGTTCCGGTTTTACATAGTTTGTGATCTGTTCCATGATCATTCTCCTTTTCTTTCCAGGTCTTCTATTCTATGATTCGCAACCTTAATATGTTCCTCCTTTCTCCGCCTTAACCGGCGGCTTTTCTTTCGTAATTCATATTCAGAAGAATTATATCCTGTCTCTGGATGAGCAGGCATTTGATTTCTTCTTCTGACATATCACTGGCTTTATGCTGAATTCCATTAATACGGATATTTCTTGTTACCAGTTTTAATTCTGACATCTTCCTCACCTCTTCTTTATGGTATGGGAAATGATATGTATAGGTTACTGTTTATACAAATTTAAGCAGTTTGTCGAACGACTTTCGTTGACTCTCCTCTCATATGCTCTTATCCTGTAAGTACAGAGTAGTGACCTACCCGAGTACATACGATCGGAATGTCCTCAATAGTAAGTTTCAACAACTGTATTGCTTTACAAATATCTATCTGCTTCCATGAACACATTCCATTCATCTTTAGTGCCAATATGCGCTCCGACCATCCCATTGCACTTGCGAAGTTCGACTGAGTGTTAAAAATTTCCACGATTCTTCCTCGTAGCTTGTTATAATCGAATGCCAACTTGATACCTCCTTTCCGGTTCAAGCTTTTGAATTATCTGTGTAATATCACGTCGTCCATTTTCTGCCAACACAAAATTCAATTTTTTTAACTTTTAGGTTTTTATTATTGAACTTTTGTATAATATGTGTTATATTTCAATTACGAAAAGGAGAACATTATGAAGAAAGAAAACACTGCAATTCGTTTAAAAACAATAATGAATATGCGAGGACTTCGGCAGGTTGATATTCTTAATCTGACTGTTCCATATTGTCAAAAGTATAATGTAAAAATGAATAAGTCAGATATAAGTCAATACTGTTCTGGAAAAACAGAGCCTAACCAAGAAAAGCTTTTTATTCTAGGAAATGCATTGAACGTAAGTGAAGCATGGCTTATGGGTTTTGACGTTCCTATGGAAAGAACTCCCTATAAAGCAGAATCTGTTCAGAACTCTTCCGTCTCTGCTCAGTGCAAGGAAATCATAGAAATCTGCAATCAGTTGTCTCCTCATAACCAGAGAAAGGTTCTCGCCTACTCTAAGAACCTTCTCTCCGCCCAGCAGATGGAAGAAGATCTTCTTGCAGCTCATGCCCGGACGGATGTTGAGCAAACACCCGAAGGTGTTCAGCATGATTTGGATATTATGAATGATGATTCAAAATGGGAGGAATGATATGGCATTAGATATATTGGAATTGCGTAAACTATGTATACCTAAAAACATTCGTATTACACTCCACGCAGCTAAAAGGCTGGAACAGCGTAGGATATTCTTAAAAGATGTAATAGCCTGTATTATGAATGGAGAAATCATCGAACAATATCCAGATGATTATCCTTACCCCAGTTGTTTAATTCTGGGGATGAGCATCGAAGATAAATATCTTCATGTAGTCATCGGAAATCACGAATCGGATTTGTTCCTTATAACAGCTTATTTCCCCAGTTTTGATAAATGGGAATCTGATTTCAAAACCAGAAAGGAGAATGCATAATGACTTGTTTTTACTGCAAAGGTAATATTGAATCTTCTACAACAACTTACATGACTGATTATCAGGGATGCTATATCATTATCAAGAATGTTCCTTGTGAAAAGTGTTCTCAATGTGGGGAAGAATACTTAAATGGTGAAACACTTGAACGAATTGAAGAAATTATTCAAAAAGTTAAAGGTATGCTGACTGAAATTGCAGTTGTTGACTACAAGCAAACAGCTTAGAGAGAACCGTTTTATTTTAATCGCTAAAGGGGTGATCCCAATTGAATTACGAACAATTACTGACTGCTGCCGATCAAGAAGGGTTACTTGTTAAAGAACAACCTCTTACTGAACATGATGGCCTGATCCGCGGCAGTCGCATAGCAATCCGAAAGGATATAGAAACACAAGCAGAAAAATCCTGTGTGCTTGCCGAAGAAATCGGGCATTATCGCACCAGCTCCGGAAACATTTTAGACCAGAATAAGGTAGAAAGCCGAAAGCAGGAATATCGAGCTCGGCTTTATGGGTATAATCTAAAGATTGGGCTTGTCGGCCTGATCAGGGCTTATGAAGCAGGATGTGGGAATCTTTATGAGATGGCTGAATATCTGGATACTACGGAGGAATATTTAAAAGAGGCTATGCAGTGTTACCATGCTAAATACGGTGTATACACTGTTGTTGATAATTATGTCATTTATTTCAAACCATTTGCGGTGATACATATGATTTCATCAGCAGATTAAAGAACGGAGCTGTTATTACCAGATTCGCTATTGGAAGAATATAAGGATTTTACTATTGAACAGATATCTCGAATAACGGGATATCATCAAAAATTAATTGAATTGAGGTTAGGAAAATAGTCTGCATTAAAATTGTCTATATCACAGAGGGAGGATTTCCATTATGGAATTCAAAGATGAATTAAGAAAATACACCGAGCGTCTTGAAAATATCAAGGATACTCTTCAAACCGAAGAGGCTACAAAAATGTCTCTGATTGTTCCTTTTTTTCAGCTTCTTGGATATGATGTGTTTAATCCTTTAGAATTTTGTCCAGAATACACAGCTGATATTGGAATTAAAAAAGGAGAAAAGGTTGATTATGCCATCCTGATGGGTAAAGATCCTGTCATTCTTATTGAAGCTAAATCTGTAAATAAGAAGTTAGACCGGCATAGTTCTCAGTTATTTCGCTATTTCGTGTCAACACCTGCTAAATTTGCCATTCTTACCAATGGTATAGAATATAAGTTCTATACAGATTTAGATGACACAAACAAAATGGATAAAGAGCCTTTCCTAGATATCAATCTTCTTAATATCAAAGATGCAGAAATTTCTCAGTTGAATAAATTTAAAAAACAAAATCTTAATATCTCTGAAATTATGGACTCTGCTTCATTATTGAAATACAATAGTTTATTTAAAAATTTTATCGAAAATCAGTTTAAAAATCCGACTGATGATTTTATCAAGCTTTTTCTTCAGCCAGTATATAAAGGTGCAAAAACGCAGTCTGTGATAGAAAAGTTTCGACCTATTGTAGAAAAAGCACTAACCGATTACATAAATGAATTGTTGACTGATAAAATCCAGGCAGCTCTTAACACTACTGTTACCAGTTCAAATGTATCAGCTCCCAATATACAAACAAACGAACATTGGGATATTCTTTCTGAAATCAAAGATGTCCTGAAGAATACCATTGACGTGAATAAAATCAGCCTTAAGCATACAGGATCCTATACTGCTGTTTTGTATGAGAAAAATGTAAGAAAATGGATTTGCCGTATTTCGTTATCCGGAACGCAAAAATTATTGATTCTTCCGGATATAAATAAAAATGAAATTCGTATGCCAATTTCAGATATATCTGATTTAAAAAATTTCTCAGAGCAAATAATAGAAGTTGTTCAGAGATATTTACATCCAGTTTTGCTCAAAGAGGTTTTGTACACACGTTGGGGAAACTATGAAATGCCTGAACCATATAAAATTTTACTTGAAAAAGGTCCTCGTAAAAACTTAAAGAAATTATAGTAAGTAACTGTCTCAATGGATTGGAGAAAGGAGTTTTCATTATGCCATTACCCAAAGAACGGATTTATACAATAGATGACATCTACGCTCTTCCGGATGGTGAACGTGCAGAGCTGATTGATGGACAGATCTATATGATGGCACCACCTAATACCAGGCATCAGGTAATCGTCGGTGAACTGTATGCTACTATCCGCAATTACATTAAAAGTAAAAGCGGATCCTGTAAACCATATGTTTCTCCATTTGCAGTGTTCCTGAATGAAGATAACAAGAACTATGTCGAACCAGACTTAACAGTTGTCTGCTCACCGGACAAAGTAGATGAAAAAGGTTGTCATGGTGCACCTGACTGGGTAATTGAGGTTGTTTCTCCTGCTACCCAGAGTAAAGATTACGGAATAAAATTATTTAAATACCGGATGGCCGGAGTCAGAGAATATTGGATTATAAATCCCCTGAAAGGTATCGTAAATGTCTACGATTTTGAAAATGAATCGGGTACCGGATTGTATTCTTTCGACGATGAAATTCCAGTATGTATATATCCCGATTTATCAATTGTGATCTCTGAATTATTATAATAAAAACCGCCCCTGTTGGTAGCAGGGACGGCTCAAGAATCTCCGAAGAGATTCCGTACTTTGGCAAAGATATTGTATCATCTTCGGAGCAGTTGCACAATCAGAACATTTGTGTGGCTGTTATTTTTGTACGTGACATGCTCCCACCACTTAAATCCCAGATTTTGAAGTGGGGGCTTCTTGCTCAATGACTCTACTGAGCCAAGTATCTACAAGCTATCCTCGCGTGCCCCGCGATTCTTTTTGCCCGGACACGGGCGTATTTTCTTACTTATTGTCCGGATATGGACAGTTTATACTGCCAGCATCCTTCTTGCCTCTTCACGGATATTGATCGCTGCATTTCGATCTCTGTCCATCTCATTTCCACACGTGCAGCGGTATACTCTTTCGGATAATCCCAGCTCTTTTTTTATCTTTCCGCATTTACTGCATTTTTTGCTTGAAGGGAAAAAGCGGTCTATCTTTATTAATTCCTTTCCCTTCCAGGCAAGCTTATAATCCAGCATATTCCGAAACATCCCGTATCCATTATCCTGTACACTTTTTCCAAAACGCAGGCATTGGCCCATCGCTCTCATATCAATATCTTCTACCGCGACTATATCGTACTGGTCTGTGATCCTGCGGCTCAGTTTATGCAGATAATCTCTTCTCTGGTTTCGTATTTTTTCATGGCACCTGGCAGCTTTCTTTTTCTGCCGCACATAATTGCGGCTTTCTTTTACACATCTTGACAGTTTACGCTGCTCCCTTGCCAGCCTTTTTTCATTTCTTCTGAAAAATCCTGCTTTTTCAAGCTCAATCTCTTCTGAAAACACTGCCATCCCCTGCATCGCATAATCAATCCCCAGTATTTTGGCATTGCTGTAATCTTCATCTGCTGCTTGGTTTTCGCAGCTGTATCCTTCATACAGCAGACTTGCAAAATACTTTCCGGACGGCTCCATACTGACTGTCACTGATTTCAGACAGCAGTTTTCTGCAGGCTCCCTGTGTTTTTTCATGGAGATCCATTTTAATTTGGGAAGCCGGATCCGGTTATCTTCTACCAGAATATTTCCGTTGACTACATTTGTTGTGTAACTGTTTTTGGAATGATGTTTTGACTTGAAACGTGGAAATCCAACCTTGGGATCACGGAAAAAGTTCTTATATGCTTTCTCCAGATGAAGCTGAACATTTGCCAGTGCCAGCGAATCTACTTCTTTCAGAAATGGATACTCCTTTTTATACATGGCTGGTGTATTTTTTAACAGCTTTTTCGTCTTTTTATACTCCAGGATCTTGTCATTAAGCATCTGGTTATACAGGAAACGGCAGCAGCCAAATGTTTTTCCAAGGAGTATCTTCTGTTCTTCTGTTGGATAGATCCGGAAACGATATGCTATGTTCAATTCTTTTTCTCTCCCTGGGTTTCGATGTATTGACGGATCACTTCAACCGGTGCCCCTCCTGCCGTCAAAAGGCAGAAACTCTGGCTCCAGAATGCTTCTTTCCAAAGTTTTTCCCGGATTTCCGGATACTCTTTTTTCAGCAGCCTGCTACTGGCACTTTTATATGCATTGATAAATTTACTGAGTTCCGTTTTAGGCTGTGCACGAAACATTACATGCACATGGTCAATATCATGATTCCATTCCTCCAAAACAATTCCATATCGGGGTGCAATATATTCCCATATTTCTTTTGCTCTTTCTGAAATTGGGTCATTGATAACTTTTCTTCGATATTTTACCACCATGATCAGATGATAATACATCAAATATACTGAATGTGCATTGTGATCTATTTTTTCCATAAAACCAGTCCTTTTTTGATCTTTTATCTTGTATAATTTTCTATTTCAATCCCTGGACCTGCAGATCTTACAAGATAGTCAAATTCATTATAATCCTGGATCTCATAGGCGGTCTCTTTGTCCGTTGCTTCCTCTGCATCATCCCAGGCAGTTCCTTTGTCCCCTACCCTTTTCTCGATATCCGGCTCATTCGGATCTACAACTTTCGGGATGGTTAAAAGACACTTGCTGGTAAAGCTGTAATAAGAGCTTCCAATGTTTCCGGCAGAGGTACGTGCATTTCTTATGGTATCCCCGCTTCCCAGGTTACCAAAATTCATCCCCTCATAAAAGCGGAGGGAAAACTGGTCTGCTCCTTTTATATAGGCAGTAACCCAGGCTTTTTTATCTGCATCTGTTGTCAGGACATCTTTGGAAACTACATTTCCTCCCTCCTGATAGATATGGTCATAACCCTTTAATTTATAAATGCCGACCATACCCGGCTGTTCATTGATGCGGAATGCCTGCGCAGCATCCAGGTCACTTAATGTAATATAGGAACGGAGTCTGGCGGTTTCCTCATCGGTTAATTTCAGGGACTGCTTTTTACCTGAACTGTCTTCTCCGTATTTCGTCCATTGAAAAGTGGTATCAATATAGTCAAGTCCACGGATACTGATACCGATCTTTGTTGTATGGAACCGGATAAACGGAGGGATTGCTTTGCCTGTCGGCACATCGATCCAGCTGAACGGCTGCTTTTTCCAGTTGGTAACGGTCATTTCTACATTGTAGTAGACTTTGTTGATCTTATCGTAGGCAGCTTTATAGTAGATGATCTTCGGCTTTTTATCTCCAAGGTTGTCTACTTTTACACTCTTTCCTGCCGCGTCTTTTGATACATCCATAATAGGGGACATATCGTTGTCTACATTTACAGTTTTAAATCCGTTATTCTTATTCCATTTAAAAGTAATGATACTGTCTTGTCTCGGATCAATAGTCGTGACATCCGTGCCGTTCTGTATGGTCTTTAATGTCATTGCGCTTGCAGCCTATACGATCTGCGCGGAAAACGGCAGATAACCGATCACCGTATTCACGATCATTAACAGTACCATGAAAAACGCAACTACTTTTCCATATGTTTTTTTAATCATGGGCTTTCCTCCTCTTTTTCTCTGCGTTTTCATTAGAATCTCACACATTCATAGGCATCACATCCCCATTTTTACAATAAAAAAAGCAAGATCTTTCATCTCACTTTTTCCTTAATCCCAATTAAAATTTATGTGTATCGAATAACCCTTTCAGTTCTGTTTCCATCTGGTTTTGTTCCTCTGGCAATGGAATCTTTTTATCTTCAAAGGCGTAAACTGCATGTTTGATATAATCATTTACTGTTTTATGCAGTAACTGATCTCTGTTTTCGATTTTCTCTATGATGATCCGGTCTTCCGGTTTGTCACGATGCAGTCTTATCTGAGGGCGGTATATTTTATTTTCCATCATTCTCTCCTGCTGTTTTTTCATTGATTTTCTTTTTAAACATGATTTCTGCATCCTGATCTGCCCGCTTTGCAACGATCAGACAGGCATACATAAGAATAGAATTACCCTCTAAAAATACCAGTAAAATAGCAATACATACCATACAGCGTTCTCCTTTCACTTTATGACATCGTGTCACAAAGTTCTTTTTCAAAAGAGTCCCAGGCCGTTCATGGTCTGAACGTCATAACCCTGCGCGGCTTAATCTATTTTCAATTACTGTCCCCATGGGGATACCTATGGCTGGACAGAAGTATCATTATCCCTGCAATTTCTCATGGCAAGCAGACTGTACCAATAAGTCTGTTTTGACCTGCGCTTATCGCTCCCTATCTTTAGATCATGGCGGCACGAATCCTGTTGCTCCTAATTACAGTAACGTACCTGGGATACTTCTATTAAATTTTCAAGGTGCAATAGGGGGAAAACATTCAGAAAGGAAAAAAGTTTCTATATCTCTTGTTATAATTTGAAATTTATGATTTTTTTAACTAATTGATTCTCCAGACACTGACGTAATGTTTCGTCTACATAACAGTAAGTGTTTCCATACTCATCTTTTAATCTTCTGATGGATTTCTTTATTATGTATCCACGGTAATGATCCAGGATCTGATTTACAGCCAGAATGTTTCCGGATGCTGCTTTCTGGATCACTTCATATTCAGGCAGTTTTCTGTTTAATGGCTCTTTTCTTTTATCCATCGGCAGTCTCTGCCTCCTTTAAAATTTCTTTTAATATTTCAAGAGAACGCTTACGGTGTTCGCAGACAGTGCTACGTACCAAATTCATGCTCTTCGCAATTTCCACATCGTTCATATCCATAAAGAAGTAAAGCAAAATTACATTCCGTTTTCTTTCCGTAAGTTTCTCTAATGCCATTGCGATCTTCGGGTCTTTGACCTCTATATCATATTCCAATACTTGAAAAAAGAAATTTTCTACACTGTATTCATCTACGGTATATAATTCCCCAAGCTGTACTTCTGACAGCTCAGAAAAACTGGTTTCTCTTTTTCCGTACCGGTCCAATGCCTTGAAATAGTTTGCTGCCTCTCCATTGATTGCCAGTATACATGCTCTGTCAAATTCATGCCGGATCCTTTCCTTATAACAGGAACAATCCTCACCCATAAAAATCCCCCTCGCCGGTTGGGAGATATAGCAAAGTTTTTTCCTTTCGCTATATCTCCCAACCGGCGAGGGGGAAATGTTCGGGTCTTACATATTTTTTTACAAAAAACACAATAAAAATCTGATTATCCGCTAAAACACAGTATCTATCAGCATTTTCAAGGAAACAAACACATCAATTTACTACTTATTTACTACTAACGAATGAGCCTTGATACGCAAGTTTTCCTAGATATGCAAAGATATGGTACAGCACATCAGTATTGAAACAAGAAAAATTGAATAACTTATAGACTATGGAACGCCTAATATGACGTTCCTTTTCTATTTTCAGCCGTTCTTATGGGACGGCTATTTTATTACCCAAAATGAAAGGAGCATTAAGATTTATGAAAAAGACATTGAAACGATTGTGTACGGGCTTCTTAGCTCTTGCAACTGTCGTTACTGCTTTACCGACTACACCCGTCCATGCAGAAAGTAAGCAATACTGGACGGAAAGTGCAGAGCGT